CGTAATTCACTGTACCGTTTACTTCTTCAGACATTGAAGATTTGTGTTCTGCAATCTTCTGGTCTGTTTCTTCAGCAAAGTGTTTTACAAGCTTGTTATACTCCTCTGTGAGTTTTGCTTTGAGAGCAGCTTCAAAGATAGTCTTTGTCTTCTCTGCAAACTCAGGAGTCATGTCTGTTCCCTCTAGAAGGGCATTAACGTCATCAGCAACGTCAACTTTAAATCCTGCATGAATAGGATATTTAACGGCAGAACCAACACCAGTTCCGTATGCTACCTCAGCACCAACTGTAGGTTGTGTACCCTGATCTCCTGCATCATTGATGCTAGAAGTCTGAGCAGATCCATCACTCTGTGCTGCTTTGTCTCCAACAGGAGCGGCTGCCTTAGCACCAGGATTCTCTTCTCCATCTTCATCGTGTTCGTTAGGAGTAGTAGATGATCCACCAAGATCACTAACCGACTGTGCTCCAGGAACAGCAGATGGTTCTACTTTAGGTTGTGTGCCTTGATCGCCAGCATTGCCAGAATTAGCAGTCTGAGCGTCAGAGACTTGAGAAGGGTCGCTACCTGTGCCAGGAACGACTGTAGCTTGAACAGTCGGCATAACCGTCTGATCGTCTTCAGCTATTATTTCCTTGTGCTCAGTCACAAACTCCTCAAACTTTTCTTTAAGCATATCTGACATTTGAGTTTACCTCGTAGGTTTCCGTATAATTATTACTAGATTTATTTATGAAATCAAAGTTTTGAAAGGAATTCTTCAAAGACTTGTAGAGTCCTTTCTTCTAGTGCTCCGCGAGATGCCGAGTCTAGATGACGTTTATATTTAGCCACTTCAGTCTCCTTAAGGATACCGTTGTCCCAAACCCATTCCTTACCTTCCATGATGCCATTTACAAAAGCATCTGGTGCAGAGGGATCTGCTACTATATCAGCGGCTGTTGCAAGTATAAAGTCGTCGCGTACAACTGAAACATTTTCGCTTTGCTGAATGCTTCCCATACCACGAGATGATACTCCCAACTGAACTCCTTCTTCTAAAAGATTGCTTGCAATCTTGCCCATGGGTGTGTTAAGGATCTGTGCCTTGCCCATAAAGTTCTTGCCTTCGGCGCGGAGTTCTGTGATTCTATGAGAGACCCTATCTAAATTAATAGAAGGTCCATCAGGATGACCAAGTTCGCCAAGAGCTCTTTTTGTCTTTACATATTCTTCATTGTACCTAGTTACCTCACGGTCAAGTATTTCGTATGGATATCTACGTCCATTACGATTCACAATTTCAGACTGAAGGAATACTCCTTCGATGAAAAGTTTTTTATCCGCACCTTTACCTTCGGTGATGACCTTAACGTTTTCAATCTGTTCCGTTATCAGTTTCATTAGATGGTTCCTCTGGGGTATCTGCTACTGGTTCTTGAAAATATGTATTCGCTACCACCTTTTTGTAACCTGCCATAGCATCAGCTGATTTGGCAAACAACATATCTTTGATAGCATCAATGGCAGACGCTCTATCGTTCGTAGTGATCTTATCGATCACATCAACAACGACAGGAATTGCCCCTGCTTCAGTATCAACTTCATTTTTTTCAGTCATAATATTGAGTCAATATAGATTATTTATCAGATTTCTTAGGTTGAGCTGGTGGTTTTGGAGCAGCCTTCATCTTTTCAATCTCTCTTTTGTGATCATCTTCCGCACTTTGAGCATCCAGTTCAGGAGCAAATGCATCATTCTGACGATCTAATGTGTCAAATGTATTAACATCTTGAGGAGACATAACGAGACCTAATTCGATCTCCTTATTCATTTGAACTTCGATCTCCTTATATTCCTTATCCCTCTGCTGAAGTACGTTCTTACGTACATACTCAATAGAGAAATACTTACCAACAAAGGGATCCATTTGAGTGACAGTCAGCATACGCTGATTCATCATCTCAATTTCTTTTAGCTCATTGAAATGATTATCAAACAAGAAGTCATATTGAATATGCTCCTTCATGTCATCCCAATCATCAGGAGCAATTACTCCTTTGAGAATAAGTTGAGTCTTGAGAATATCTTGGAAGAGTTCAGAGAATCTCTTACGTAATCTACCAATGAACTTAGTGAATTTGAGTTCGTCTCTAAGTACTTCCGTAGTCTTACCGAGATTAAAACCTTTGTTATCGTCTGTAAGGCGACTAGGTGGAAGGTTAAGCGAGTTATAAAGCTTCTTCTTAAAGTATTCAACATCTTTAAGTTCTCCAAGATTTTGTCCTCCGGGTAGTGTAGTGATCTCTGTTCCTCTACCACCCTCTCTACGAGGTAACCAAAAGTCTTCAAGCATACTCATATGCTTCTTGTCGTCACGCATTTCACCAGTAGATGAATCGTAAACAAGCTTGTTACGATAACGTGCCATAGTGTCACGAAGGTATTGCTCTGCCTTAACCTTTGGAAGATTACCAACGTCAATATAAAATATCCTTCTCTCTGGTGCGCGAGACAATCTGTATATAACCAAAGCATCTTCGATCATACGAAGTTGGTTAAGTGATTTAACTGCCTTGTGGAGGAATCCCAATGTCATACGCTTGTTGAGATCCTGTAATCCAGAACCAATAAAGGTAACTGAATCAACTGCCATCTTGATACCTTGAGACAATGACATGTCTCCAATAGGTCCAAGAACACCACCTTTATAAAATCCTTTTGGATTGTATAAGAAATAATCTACAAAAGTTCCATATTCTACTTCGAGTGCTGTGCCTTTAACTGCTGCACGACTTACGGAATCTTTTGGAGTATTGTCAAGTTTTTGTCGAACTCGTTTGATCTTCATTGGATCAATGTAACGAAGTTCTGTAATACCTTTTTTAGGATTTTCTAAATCAATTACTTTATGATAGAAAAGTCGCCCGTCGATATACCACGAACGGACGATCTCATGTGCTCTATTGTCAAAGTTTAAAAGCTTCTTGATGTGCTCAAACTCATTGCGAATTTTATTCTTAACACCACTACCCATTTCGAGATTGTCCAAGTTTATTTCACAAGGACTATCATGAGCATCACTCACAATAAATTCGTTGACTACTTCATCAACCGCACTATCCACCTCTGGGTGGATAGCCATGTCGCGATAGCGACGAATCATCTCAAACTCATTACGAGCCTGGTTGTCGGTGTCAACATACGTTCCATAATAACCACCCGCTGCTACCGCAATAGGTTCATCAGCTTGAGGTGGGACTGGGGATTGACCCCGTTTTCCCACCTTGCGATTAATTTGGAAGCCAAATAGTTGACTCATGACTGCTTCTCAATACTATATCAAATAGTATTTATTATACCACAGGAATTGCAGAAACGCCAGCCCTAGCATCAGTACCTGCTCCAGCAGTAAAGAAAGAATACTGGAACTCAACTGAAAACTCTTCAATCTGATCATTGCTATCATAAGCAAGATCGATTTGGGAGACGTTAGTTGGGAAACAATACCTTAGTTTATACTCTCTGAGGACTGATCCTGTGTCTGAAGAATCCTTCTCCAACTGCTTAACTCCAAGATCTGCTGTATAACCAGAAGAATTATTAGGAGTGAATAGTTGAGATGTATTCTCTTCGTGTGTGTTGATGCTGTTAGCCCACTCTTCAAAGAATGTACGGAGTTTGAAGTCCTTATCATTAAAGAATGTTGCAGTCCATGTATCAAAGGTACGATCACCAGCGATCTTAACTGTCCTTCCTCTAAAAGGAACTTCAATTACACCTAAGTTTGAACCTGGAAGTGCTGCGGATTTGCAAAGCAGATTTACTAGATCTTGATCTTCGATTTGGTCCTTGCTGAGAGCAGCAGGGAACTGTACGTCGATCAGATACATATTGGGCTTTACACCTTGCCCAATAGTCTGTAGAAATTCTGATACGTTTGACCTTGCCATTAGTTGTTTACCTCTTAATGTTTATCTATGAATAATATTATCTACCTACAACTTCACTGAAGGAAACTCCAGTTCTTGTTGCGGTGACCGTTACTGTTACATAGTTAATTGAACGAGTTGGCTTGAGGAATAATTCCGCAACAAACTCATTTCTATCAATCACTTCAGGTGTATTGTTTGACTCATCGCAAACTACTAGGAAGTCAGTAACACCTCTACGTGCTTGAACCTCAGAAAGGTAAGAACTAATAGATGCATTGAAATTACTACGTGTAGTATAATCGTTTTGCTCGAAGAGTACGCCCTCTGCTAGTGCCTTTGCTCTCTTCTCGACATTCAAGAACAAACGACGAACGTTGATTCTATCAAATGCAGATGGAGAAGCGAGTGCAGTCTTATCACCAAATAGTACTGGACCTGAACCAGGCATCGATACTATTGGGTTAATCCTATTTGTATACAGTTCGTCTCTTTGTGCTTTATTTGGATTGAACGCAAGTTTAACGACATTTTGAATGCCACCGCGACTCATTCCAGCAGGAGAGAACCAATCATCAAGTATGGATGATGTAGAAACACATGTTCCTGCAACATCTCCGTTACAACCGATATAACGATACTTATCGTTGAAGCGGTCATATGTGTACTTGATACCACTATCAAATACAACGTAGGAACTAGATCCTATTGTATTGAAGAAGTCAACTGTGTTTGTTAACTGAGTAGTAGGAGGAATTGCGGATCCACCAGATGTAGCAATTTGATTGCCGTTATATGGTGAGATGAATGCAACACAATCCTTTCTACTGTTAGCAACACCAGCTACAGCACCTGCTTTAGTCTTGGTGTCTGCTTCTCCTGCCATTGATCCGCCCATTAGAACGAAGTCAACAGTTGTCTGCTCGGTATCAAGGAACTCGTTGTATGCTGTCTGAATTTCTCCAGCAGTATAAGCATAGTCATCTGTACCACCACTAAGTGCTCCACCAGCAGTAGGAAGAATCCTTGCTAGTTCAACAGGTGCTCCAGCAGTTGCTCCATAGGAAGCAGCAGTAGAACCAGAGTTCTCACCTTGAGTTGATAACTCAGCAGCACTTAATGCTGCACCAGCATAGATGTAATTGTTGAATTCATTTACTGCATCTTTCCAGTAAGATGATCCACCTTCAGATGTCTTACCATCAGAAAGTTTTGAGAGATATGTTTGACGCTCAACAACAGTGTTGTTTGATTCGTCAATAACTGCAACATGAACTTCGTCATATGACAGATAACGCTCAGAAGCAAATGCAGATGTTCCAGGACGAGGAGCAATTGCTTTGTTTGTTAATCCAGTTGATCCGATTGCTTGGGAGTTCCAATCGAATGCAGCAACAGTAGCACCACCAGTAGCGGTAGGAGCAACTGCGCCATTTTGAATGATGTCTGCTGTGTTAGTTGTTTTAGAAACAATCTCGTGTGCAGTACCATTACCGTCAGTATATGTTCCACCAACAGACCACCCATGAGCGTTCTTGGTTACGGTATAATCAGCACCTCTATCAACAATAACAACACGTAGGTTGTTACCATCAGCACCAGCATATCTGGCAGCAAACTTTTCAGTAGTTGCTCCAGCATCAAAATCTTCTTTAGATGCAACCAAAGCACCAGTTCCAGATGCAGTTGAGTTAAGAACACCAGAAGTAGCACGAACTACTGCCAAACGTCCACCATAACGTAAGAATTCGGATGCTACTAACCAATCAGAAGCGTTTGCCTCAGCTGGTGCTCCAAATACATCAATTAGTTCTCTTTCAGAACTTATATTTACAATTTTGCCTACAGGTCCAGTGCGGAAAGATGAAGCAAAAGCACCTGTAATTGAAGATGCACCTACTACAACAGCATTGGATAAATCACGTTCCTTAATAACAACACCAGGCGAGACTTGACTCGACA